ACCGAGATCTACACAGAGTAGATCGTCGGCAGCGTCAGATGTGTATAAGAGACAGCTTCTAAATACTGAAAGGTGAACCTCACCTACTGACCTTGCCCCTGTTTCAGTGTTGCCAAGGTCTGCAAACTGAGTGAGAAAAGCAGCACTAATTTGACCATCACATTTAGTTATAATTTCGATTGGTCCACTTGCATATAAGTTGGGCTGTGCGGCATAGGTGTCAAAACTAACTGCACCATTTTCCACTAGATAAGATTGTTCTGCACTAATGAAACTTTGGGCTTGTGCTTCTGCATCGTCAATCATTGCATCAATATCACCATCTGTTAAACCAAGTTCTTCAGCCTTTGACCTATCTACCGTGATCTTTGGAGTGGGAACGGCCCAACGGTCAAGACCCACACACATTAAGTTTGAAACACGTTGCTTGGTACGCCACCACCACCAGACAGGCCTTAACATTCCCACACCTTCAAAGTTAGAACCTGTTCTATTTAGTGTTAATAATAAAAGTTTATTGGCCGGTATTGGTTCCGGTGTCTTGACTAGTCCAACTGTGTTTTGAAGTACACCGTCTAAGTGTTGATTGTCTCTTGATAACCACTTTTGGTGTGCACTTGGTTCACGGTCAGCATAATGGTCAAGCCATACTTTGACTTTTCCTTTAGCGTCTGGCCCTACTCTATATATTTCTTCGGCGTATCTGTATCCAAGTGGGATGAATTCGAGCATATAACTTAATTGGTCTTCCCAACTTACAGTCATTTGACCGGCATACCCATCAAAGCCATAGGCTTCATTTGCAAAGTCAGCTAGCCTTTGGGCTGTTGGGTCATTTTCAAGACCAGGTTCAAAACGCCAAGTAGCACTTAATAAAGTTTGCCTGAGCATATGCCAAGACCGCCTTACTATGGGGTCGGTTCTTACCATTTCCTCAGCTTCACTAACCCAATTAAGGCCTGTTAGCTGTGCATTGTTTTCTTTGCCTGTAATGACACCACCACCAAGTTGGGTGCCTGTAATCCCCTTGGTTTGAAACCTTGGAGACAATGCACGAAGGTGTCTTGGTGTCTTATCATTGCCTAGTTGGTTCATTAGCTACTCACTAGTGTGTTGGTGTCTATTTTTACATATAAGCACCTATACGCTAATTTATCAATAAAACCTTGTTCAGTATAAAAGCAAGTGTTATATGAGCCTACCCCAAGGTCATTTTATTTTTTTACAAATAATTATTCAAAGTAGGATTTGCTAGGCCTTGGGGTTATTTATTTTCTACATAAAAAAAGGGGCTTGTTAGCCCCTTCTTTATTGTATTGTTAATATGTAATTTCTTTTACTTTACCATGCTCCAGGTAGTGTTAATACATTCGATTGCCAAATCTTTATTACTTTCTCGAATTTGAAAGCTAAAGCGATAAGCGCGGCTACAAGAATCCCACTTGAAAACTTGACTGTATGAGAAGTCAATTCTGTATGGCTCTGGTTCATTGATAAAATGTTTTGTCATCACTCTGTCAAGATGTGTTAGCAGCTGAGTGATTGAATAACTGTTGATAGTTGTTTGCTTAAGCTGTTTCATTTTATTTTCTCCTGTTTGTTGGTTTCGTCAATTACTTATGTATACGTTGTATACTCATATTAGGTGTATGTCAAATATATTTTAAATAAACTTTAAAATTATTTTCTTGGTATCTATTCCTCTACCTTTGGATGCAAGACCACTTGATCTTCATGTTGTGTTTTAACTACGTTCTTACCTGCAAAAAGTGATAGCTTATCAATTACAGCTGTTTGCAGTTCTATTTAAAAGCTCCTGACTTTTGACCCTCCCACCTTAACACGTCTTTTTTCTCTTGTCTTGATCCCGCCGCCTCTTGGTTTATAGCCTTGGTCAATTGCTGTGTCGTTCCAATTAAAGATAATGCAATCATATCTTAAAGCGTCCAAAGGGTCTTCTTTGCCATCTTTTTTGGGTTGCTCTTTATTATCCCAAGTATAAGACAACAAAGCCTTTCTTATGCTGTTACCTGTGGCACGTTCTCCACGTTCCCAAACTTCTTTAGTTATCAAGTAGCGTCTTGAGTTGAAGGCACGTTTAAGCCGTTGCACACCATTTAATATATCTACTTTGATAGGGTCCGTGGTTGATCTAAGTGGAAGACCAAGGCCTTTAGGTGGTGGCTGTCTCATTACTCGGAAAGCACTGCGGCCGGTTTGGTCGTTTCGTGCCTTGCCTGCTTTATCAGCCACGCCAGTATCAAGCCAAATTCTATCACTTGGGGCTTGGTCTTTCATCGATCGCGGCCAAGCTATCGAAAGAATAAGTGCCGTTAGTTGGTCAGTGGTCACTTCCTTTGGGTTGAACTCGTGGCATATAATATCAGCACCTAAGTCTTCGTCATGACAGATAATCAATACACTTGGTTTTCTAAAGCCCCAGTCAATAGCAATGCGACCGGTCATGGTGGGCTTGTACTTCCAATCTTCTATGATATGACTTTCTGTGAACTCTTGATATATCAAGCCCGTTGGTGGTTTGGGCTTATTCATGATCATTGCTTCACGTTCATCAACTGGCAATAGCTTGGTAGCTTCAAACCATTCATCTGCAAGATTATCTTGGTTGACATAGCTAGTGAATAACATGGGAACATAACCGGCATTCTCTGACATTGAACACCACCAAGCATCAGCGACAGGTAAACCCACCAAGATCAAGATAGGTGAAGGACCGGCACGAAGACGGCCAAGGGCTTTGTGTGCCACTTCAATGGATAGCGTTTGACATTCATCTATCAAGCATACACCACTAGTAACATTCAAGCCTTCAAGTGGGTTGTGTGTAGCGTCTCTTGTACCTGGTCGATAGTACGACCGACACCAAACACTTGAATTTGTGGAAGGGTCAAGCCATTGTTTGTTTGTGTGGTTATATGTCCAACCCAAAGGATTTAACCACTTTTGCATTTCGGGCATTAATACACTGTTATACCTTGGCGTTGTGTCAGTGACTACTAGTGTAGAAGTGCCAGGCCTTGTTTTAGCAATAAATAAGATGGAGAACACTAGAGCACAGGTTTTACCGCTACCCCATCCACACCTTGCACTTATGACTTTTTGTTCATCTGCAATGGCTGTGATAATTTGTTTTTGTAGTTCGTTTAATTTGATAGCTGTCATGGTTCGTGTTATTTACTTAATTGGATTCGTCATCCAAATCGGTTTCCTAGTTTCTAGGTTGAATGGCCCTTCATAGTTTCATTTTGTTCTTTTTGAACTTCTCCTGTGGACTGTGAAGGGTCTTTCTTTATCTGTTCAAGCATTTGTAAAACTTCTTTAGTGCCATCACTTTTAGTATTTGTTTCAACTTTTAATTCTTGCTTAGCCCCCCAACGGTCGGGGAACCTTCTTTCAAGTATCCATGCCGGAGCTCGCCAATCATCACGCCTTATGGCCATACCCATAATTTGATTCAATAGGGCTTCTTCTGCTTTGGCTATTGCTTCATTGCAAGCAGTCGCAAACTTCTCATCAGCATTATACCAATTGTAATATGTAGTGCGACCAATACCAGACTTAAAAGCACTAGTTTCAATAGTGTTCCCAACTTCAAGATGTTCAACGATACTTTTCTTAATAGCGTCTTTAGTCTTGGTCAGTTTGGGGCTTCTTCTCTTGGTCGTTGTTTTCTTCTTTGTGGATGCCATAAAGTTCACCATAGGCTTGATAAAGTGTTGCTATAATATGATTATAAAGTTCTTTGCTTTCGTCTTCTAATTCACCGGTTAATAAGACTCTGGCCTTTAGCTTTTTCTTAAGCTCGATAAGCTCAGGAATCACGCGGGCGTGTATGTGTTCATCTTGTATATTATTATCCATCTAACATGGCTCCCATTGTAACGGGGTAAAGATTGACAAGTTCGTCTTTAATAGCAGCGGCCATTAATTGAGTTTCAAATTGTGCATGTTCATCAAGACGTAACTTTAAGAACTTCACCCAATTATGAACCGAACCGGTCATATAAAAAGTGGTGTATGTTGCTTGTGGTAGGATGGCCCTTGCCATCTCTCTTGCTACACCATTATCAAGTAACTGATGATAAAGGGTGACACTTTGAGCAACTGCATAATGATAGATCCCACAACATGCTTCTTGGTCATAAGATTGCCCTTCACTACATTGTAGATTTAAATTGCTTTGACCTCTGAAAACCTTGGGCTTCCACACTTGAATATTATCAGCTGTATAGCGTCTTGATACTTCATTATAAGAAAAGGTCCTATGCCTTATCACTTGACTTCTAACGAACAAAGGAACGGTGATTCTAAAGGTCGCTTGCATGTGCTCAAAAGGTGACGTGTGATTGTGACCCACCAAAAACTTAATCAAGTTCTTATCTCTAGCAGTAAGCTCCTGGTCTTTGGTATCTTTTAAAAAAGATACTCTTGCAGCATTGACCGCACTTTTATCATTTCCCATGTGGTCGATAAGCTCGACACTGCCAATGTTGTCTTCATATAGATAATGAATCATGCTTGCTATTCCCACGTTGCTACTATGCGACCATCAGCAGTTATGTTTGCAATATAACCACAAATTTCAAAGACTGTTCGCTTTGTGAAGATGTATTTATTAGATAGACTACCTTTGCGAACAGTCCTTAATTTACTAGCCATCTTTTTAGTAAACTTCAATTTACCGGCTAGATAGACATCATTTAAAAATATAACGGCATCATCAAGATCATGCTCTTCTGATGATGTTTCATTAATAGATTTTAACAAGTTTATGATGTCTTGTTCTGCTT